CGGCCGTTTCTCCACCAACTGCTGCGTAACCAGGAAAAGGTAAAGTTACCTTAAACTGATTGGCTCTTGCACCACCGCCTTTTAGTCGGGCTTTAAAGTCATTAATATTTGCCATTTTTTATCCCTCCTATGCGCCTGCTACTTCAGAAAAGGCAACGCCTGTTCTTGTAGCAATAAAGTTAAGTTGAATGAAGTTAATAGAACGAGCAGGTTTGATAAAGATATCAGCCCTAAATTCGTTTCTATCAATAACATCTCCAGTATTATTTGAATCATCACAAACAACACTAAAGTCCGTAATACCTCGTCTGCCTTGTATATCTCTCAAGAATGGTTCTACAAGATTTCTAAATTGAGCTCTTGTAAATTCATCATTAAACTCAAAGAGTTGGAACTTAGCAGCAGTAGATACAGCTTTTTCTAGAATAATGAATAATCTTCTTACATTAATTCTATCGAAAGCACTAGGTTTTGCTTGAGCAGTCTTATCGCCAAACAGTACAGTTCCCTGACCAGGGAATGATACTACTGGATTAATTCTTGCTTTATACAATTCATCTCTTTGTGTTTGATTTGGATTGAAAGCAAGTTTAACTGCGCCTCTAATCTGCCCTCTGTTAAATCCAGCGGGTGAGAAGAAAGGATCAGCGATATTATCTGTTCTTGCACAAAGTCCTGCTATGTCACCATTTAATGGTACAAATCTAAAGACATCATTATATCTGTCGTACATATATTTGTAACCACTATCAATAACAGCATAACTTGTTGATGGTAAACCATCAGCAAAAGATATTACATTTTGTGCCTGTGTGATTGCGTTTGAAGTGCCTACAACATCTGCTCTCGCAGGTGAAATAAATGCCACACAATCTTTTCTTGAAGTTGCAATATCCATAACAGCAGTTGCTTTTGTGTCGCCAGTAGCGTCAGCACCTGTCTGTGAAGGACCACAAAGAAGTAAAGATATATCTACATTTTCTGTGTCATTAAACTTCTCGTATGCAGTAGCAATCTCAGCGTTTGTAGCAGCGTAATCATCTGTTCCAGATGCTAATGAATAAGTCTTAACAACAAAAGCATCGCCTTGAGTGTTATCAAAAGTTTGACCTTTCTTAGCACTACCAGAGTTTGCAAGTGTAGTTTCGTGATCCATTACATATATAAAACTACTAGTTCTATATACTACATCAGGAAAAAAGTTTGAATTACCTGAAGCATCTTTAGCGTCTGAAGCCTGTGAGACACCAGCAAAAGTTTCTAGTAGTTCTCCAGCACTTCCTGTGATTCCACCATCTTCGTCAATAACGGCAATATGCATTTCATCTAATGAACCTCCAGCAGCAACAACATCATCTGTTGAAGTTGGGGCATTATCAAAGTTGAAATAGAATTCCCAATGTCTTAGAATTTTAGCGTTATCAGCAACAGCGTGTCTTAATCCGCCTGTTTCTGTTTTACCAGTTGCAGGATTAAATCTTGCGATTGTTAATACATGAGTTGATATTGCTGTGATTTTATAGAAAAATCCTGAAGGTGCACCATCAGTTGAAGGCACATTACTTGCGTCTCCAAATTCTAGTATGTCACCAACTTGCATTAAACTACCATCATCAACAGTAATTGTTGTATCTCCGATAGCAGCAGAAGCGTCAGCAACTAGATTACCACTCATTGAGTGTGGTCCGAAAGCAGTTGAGTTAGTACAGACAGAAATTTTAAGTGAGTTTCCTAGAGTTCCTGCTTCACGAGCGGCATATGCCCCTACATTAGCAGCAAAACTAGCAGCACTTGAATAATTGTCTAGGTAATCAGTTGTATTTTTTATTAAGATAGCAGTACCTGATACAGCAGCATTTACCATGCCTGTTATCGGTCTCACTACCTTCAGATTGTTTCCGTAACCTAAAAAGTTAGCAGCACAAAAGAATTCCTCAAAGTTAGATGAATTTGGTTTCCCAAATGTATTAACCAACTCTGATTCAGATGAAATAGTTGTAATCTCATCAATCGGTCCTTTTTCTGCTGTTAATACTATTGCGCCCGCTGATGTTGAAACAGCAGGTATGACATTAGTAAGATCCTTTTCAGTAACGAGAACACCTGGTGATACTTGAAAAGCCATATTTTAGTTCTCCTTAATTATTAAGTTTATTAGTTATAACCCTTTGTGTATATTTATAGTATGCCAAAATTACACTATTCTCCTTTGCGATATGTTACGGGTTGCCAAACTTCTCCTGCGTCAACAAAGTAACCATCTTGTCCATTTGGATCGTTTAATCCATCGTCTATGAACCCAAAGGGTGCCATATCTGCCTCAATAGCATTCTGTTGTTCAGTAAACATTTGACCTCTAACATCCACATTTGTTAATTCTTTAAAATATCGTTGATTTGCCAACCATGAAAATATCACTAAACACATCACTAAATCGTCTGTAGCACCTGACTCAGCCTCAAAAGATTTTCCTTTAGATATAAAAGTCGATAATTCTGCAATAATATCAAAGTCTGTAATAAGTAATTTATCTCCCTCAATTAAACTTTTAAGATTAGAAGTTCCAATTTTTTTAGTACCTTTGGTCATTCTTAAACCTAGTTGATTACCACGACCACTAAAACCCCCACCCAATACTTGACCAGAACGACCTCTTTGTGTAACCATCATCATGTTATCATACTCTAATTCAAACTGTAAGTTATCTGCTACTTGTTGTCCTAAGTCGTTTATCTCTATTAAAATAAATGCTTTGTTATAATGTTTAGCAACTCTATCTATAATACTAGGAAAAAGAAGAGGTTTGATTTCATTATTTCTATACTTTGCAACTACCTTATATGGTACACTTGTACAATCCACAACACAAAAGGCTGAATAATCATTTGTTAATCCTCTCGATACATCAACTGTCATTGTATAGAGATGGTTCTTCTTCGGCATTTCATAAACATCAAGACCACCACTTCGTTTAGGCTCGACAACTGGCATAGTTTTTATTTTACTTGCATTGATAAGTGTATCAACACTACCTAAGAACTCACATTCAAACTCTGTCTGAAACTGAGCCTCACTTGTATTCTTTATTGTTTCTTCTTTCCATTTCTCATCACGACCTGGTACTTCACTCCAATGTACTTCGACAGGAACAAAATTGTTGTTCTTATTTGTTGCGTCTACCCACATCTTGTAAAACATATTCATACCATGTGGTGTAGATACTATCATTACCTTTGATGATTTACCAGATGATATTGTAGGATAAACTGAACTAAAAAATTCTTCGGCAATATTATTAGGAACATAAGCGAACTCATCTAAAAATATTATGTTAAAGGTACTACCACGAACAGCACTAGAAGAAGTACTTGCCGCTACAATTCTACTTCCGTTTTCTAATTCGAGTGAACCTTTGTTCCAGTTGAGAACGCCTTGTTGCATCCATTTGGGTAGATGTTCGTAAGCCAATTGCAAACGACCTAACAAATCTCTTGCCGTAGAAGATTTATTGGCCAATATTGCAACATTCACATTATCATTAAATAAGACATAATGTAAGAGGTAGGAGACTATGATAGTTGACTTTCCACTCTGTCTAGGTAATTTACATATTGTAAACCTATTATCGTGAAAAGTATCTACCATCTTCCGCTGAAAGTCATACATCTCAAAAGGTACAAGACCTTTATCAATGGTGACAATTTTTAAATAGTTTTCTATAAAATATTTAGGACTCTCAAGACAACTCATCACTTCTTTGATTTGTTTCTTTGTAAATCTAGAAGAGGTGTGAGCTTTCTTTAAATTAGGATTACCTAAATATTGATCCGTTGTTGCCATTTAATTTTTTAAGAAGTCTTTAAAAGATATTTTATTTTCATTATCTTCATTCACTTCTTGTCCATAATCCATTTTATTCATTAATACATATAGTTTTTCACCAAGTAGATTTCCTGTTTCAAAATCTGAAAGATAATGAAATCCTGCAAGAACTCTACCATAACCACATTCATAAGCTGCTGTCATCAATTCTTTCTCTAACTCTGGTACTTTACCTGCAACATATCTAGCAACAACAACTGATTGACAAGCATGACCACTTGGATAAGACTTAGTTTTATTTGTCTCACTTGATAATGTATTGAGACCAGGTAAAACTTCAACAGGTCTATCTCTGTTAAAATGTTTCTTAAAATGATTTATAATACCTGTTTGTTGATATATAATATCTTTAAACTCTTTTGGGTGAAATTGTAATCCATGTTTATCACAAACTTTTTGAATAGCATAAAAAGGAACTCTATCATGGTCTCTAACAGATTGCACTTGTTCTGGTGTTCTTACTCTAATTAACTTTTCTACCTCATGTGCCTCTGTTAAATTATCAACAGGCGGTGGTGGAAGTGTTATTACATCTTCAAGTCCTTTTCTAAAAAATATCATTTCTTTTCCTTTAACATTTTTTGTAGTTCAGTTGTTGAACCAACAAACAATGCGTTAGTAACATTCTTTGGTCCTTTATCAGGTATATCTTTTACTTTCTTTAACTTATCTTGTAAGTCTAAAAGATTTTGTGATACTTCACTTACTGTCTTAATTAATTGTCCTGCAACCTCATAAGCACGAGGATGTTCACCCTCTTTTGCTAACTCTAATATACCATCAACTGCTTCATTACCTTTGTCAAGCAATCTATAAAGATTTTTTCGACCGGTTTCAAAGTCAATATCTGGATCGTTATTTTCTGGTACTAATACTTCGGTACTTATTTTTTTAGGTAATACTTCATTCTCAAAAGTTTTATCTATTTCAGCAATACCTAATACTTCATTTAACTTATCATCAATTTTACTCATGTTAAAGTCCTCTTAATTACTTATCTTCACCGGTTGCTTCATCATAATCTAAAGTGTCGGCAAAGAAATCTAGTGTGGTAGTATATGTATAGTCATCATCTTTATCAGCTGATGTTGGATTTGTTGTAACTGTAACTCTCTCTTTTCTCGGTGTGTTACTTCCTGTATCAGGATATAAATCAGCAGAGACAGTTTTAATTATAGGTGTTGTAGTTATTGGTCCAAACAAATAAATTTTTGCTGTAAATGATAATGTATAAATTATTCTTCTACTACTTGTTAGTGTGCCTGTATAACTATCTTCAAAATCTACATTGTTTAGCACAAATGGTATATCTCTTTTTGTATCCATTGTCCTATCTTCAATCATAGTAACAGTATAATCGGGTTGAAAATATGGAAGTATCTGTTCTATAATTTGTAATCCATCATCTGAATTAGCAACATAAACACTTAAAGAAAAATTAACATTATAAGGAACAGGTGTATATTGACTATTCATTTTTGCAGCATCAGCATTTGTTGTTACTTTAGTTATTTTTTGATTCTTATTTAACTTACGACCGCCATCGTAACTATATCCAGTAACTTCAAATGACATTCGAGGTAGAGTGATTGCCACAGATGAATCGTCTCCAGTTAGATCCTGTTGTGCATCTAATCTGGCTAAAAACTTTTCTTTTGGTGAATATGATAAAGGTACTTTGATATTTTGAACAGGATTTCCGCTAGAATCCAGTCTCTTAATATTTACATTATTAAATATCGTACCAAACGCAATAACAGTATTACGAATTTTTTTGTGATAAAAGTGCTCGCCAAACATTATACTATTTTACCTTTGTTGAGGCCTTCTTTAATAATATATTTTTGTGTGCCGTTGGCACCAATGTTTACTTCTTTTTTTAAATTTCTACTTAAATTCATTTCTTTTTTATGTGTTTCAGACTTTTTATGAAAATCTGTAAGTTGTCTATGTCTGTCTCTATCCATTAGTATTCGTCAACCTCACCAAATGGGTTTCTTTCACTAAAGTCTAGTATATCATCACCTGTTGAAGCTGTATTAGTTCCTGCAGCTGTTTCAAATGCCTGACCTTGGTCGGTAGGTGATTGTGTTGCCATTGTAAAGTTCTCATTTATTACATAATCTATTGCGCCGATAGTACTTTCTAAAACAAAAGAACCTACTTCGTTTTCTAAAGTAAATTGAAAATTCATTGTGTCAGTTGATAGACTATCTTCAACACTATCAATTTGAGCAATACCAGTATCAATTCTTTCTGAACTATATTCAAATCGAGTACAAGATAACTTGTATGTTGGTAAAGCACTTTGTTGATAAAATGGTTGTTCGTGTTCTACAAACTGTATTTCAAAGAATGCTTTTGTTGTAGGAAAATAAACTAAATCACCTTCTTGTGGTCTATCAGCAACTAAATCTGAATTATTACCTACTAAAGTTTCCCATCTTAATTTAGATAAAGTAAATACAATATCGTCTCTTAATTCTAAGCCAAACTTTTTAATAATCTCTTGTTCGCCCATATATCCATCAGTATTGTCCACATACATTTCAATGATGTATGAGTCATCAAATGAGCTTGCAGGATCCTCACCAAAGATTGTATCTTTGTTGGCAATCTTTCTTGGTAAGTAATAGACATCTTGGCCGTAAATCTTAAGCTGTTCTATAATTAAA